AACTGGGGAACAGATACAACATCTGCATATACTGCGGTTGTACCTATTACAGTTGTTTCCTTTACTGGTGGAACGGACGATTATGCTGTAACTGCTGGTGAACTTAAAATTGCTTATGATGAGTTTGCTGACACAGAAAGTATAGACATTAACCTCGTACTTTCAGGGCCAAGTTCTGGTGTTGCCGATACTCCCGCTGGTATGGATACACATGTAACAATGATTACTGATCTTGTAGAATCAAGAAAAGATTGTGTAGGATTTGCTTCTCCATATCGTGCTGCTACTGTCAATGTTGCAACTAGTATAGCTGCAACTGCAAATGTCATAGATGCATTTGATCTTTGTCCTTCATCCTCTTACATGGTATTCGATAGTGGTTACAAATACATGTATGATAAGTATGCTGACCTTTATCGATATGTACCACTAAATGGTGATATCGCTGGTCTTTGTGCAAACACAGATAAGGTTGCAGACCCTTGGTTCTCGCCTGGCGGTTATAATCGTGGTAATATTCGTGGTGCGATTAAACTTTCTTACAATCCTAAGAATAGTGAGAGAGATCAACTTTATCGTGCAAGAATTAATCCTGTTACTAACTTTCCAGGCCAAGGTGTGGTTCTGTTTGGTGACAAGACTGCTCTTGCCAAACCTAGTGCATTTGATCGTATTAACGTGCGTAGATTGTTTTTGGTTCTTGAAAAAGCAATTGCTACTGCATCTAAATTTCAACTCTTTGAGTTCAACGATGAATTTACAAGAGCGCAGTTTAGAAACTTGGTAGAACCTTTCTTGAGGGACGTACAAGGTCGCCGTGGCATCTTTGACTTTAAGGTAGTCTGTGATGCATCAAATAATACAGGTGAAGTCATTGACCGAAACGAGTTTATTGGTGATATATACATCAAACCAGCTCGTTCCATTAACTTCATTACCCTAAACTTTATTGCGGTACGAACTGGTGTCGCATTTAGCGAGGTAGGAGGTTAATCATGGCTAATATAGATGACTTTAAAGCTAATCTAATCGGTGGTGGTGCAAGAGCCAACCAATATAGGGTAACTGTTACACCGCCGCCAGGCATTGCAATTGGTCTTGATGTTCGTAGAGCATCTTTCCTATGTTCTGCTACTAATCTGCCTGCACAAACTCTTGCAGAAATTCCAGTACCATTTCGTGGACGGAATATCTACATTGCTGGAGATAGGTCATTTGACGAAACATGGACAACCTCTTTCATTAACGATACGGACTTTATGATCCGTAACGCAATGGAAAGGTGGTCTAATGGTATTAATGATCTTGCAGATAACACAGGAGTGATTGCTCCTGCTGATTATCAGACCGATCTAACTGTAGAACATCTTGATCGTGACGATACAGTTCTGAAGACTTATATTTTCAGAAGTGCATGGCCGACAGGTATAACACAAATTGATCTAACAAGTGAAGCAGCTTCTGCACTAGAGACATTTGATGTTACTTGGAGATACCAACATTTTGAAGCTTCCGGCGTAAACTTCTAATTTAACCCTACTAAATAGAACGTAGGAGAATTAAGAATGGCGGAACTTTTCGGTTTTAGTATAAAGAAAAGTCAAAAGGACGGGACTAGTGAAAAAAGTTTTGCTAGTCCTGCTCCTGATGATGGTTCTATTGAAGTAGCAGGTGGTGGTTTCTTTGGTCAGGTATTGGATACTGATGGCAGAGAAAAAAATGATCTTGACCTCATTAAAAGATATAGAGATATTTCACAACAATCGGAGTGTGATACTGCGATTGAAGATATCGTTAATGAAGGCATAGTTGCAAATCAGGAAGATGTTCCTGTGCAAATTTCATTGGATAAAGTACCATTTTCAGATAAAATTAAACGTAAGATTAGAGATGAGTTCGAAGAAGTGCTTCGATTACTTGAATTTAATGTAAAGGGCCATGATATTTTTAGGCGCTGGTATGTTGATGGTCGATTGTATTATCAAAAAATTATTGATACGAAAAACCCACGTAAGGGCATATCTGAATTACGTTATCTTGAAGCAACAAAAGTAAAAAAAGTTAGAGAAAACGATAAAAAAGTTGATCCTAAAACTGGTATAGAAATGATCACAAAAGTTACTGATTATTTCATTTATAATAATAAAGGAATTCAAAGTGCTGGAATGGCAGGAACGGGTGCAAACCAAGGAATTAAGATTGCAGCTGATTCTATCGCATACGTGCCGTCTGGAATAATTGACCAAAATACTGGTAGGGTATTATCGTATCTGCACAAAGCAATCAAACCTGTTAATCAATTACGTATGATCGAAGATTCACTTGTTATCTATCGTATCTCACGTGCGCCCGAAAGACGTATATTCTACATTGACGTTGGTAATCTACCAAAGGTTAAAGCAGAACAGTATCTTAAAGACGTTATGAACAGATACCGCAATAAGATGGTATATGATGCGAAAACTGGTGAAATTCGTGATGATCGTAATCATATGTCTATGTTGGAAGATTTCTGGCTCCCACGAAGAGAGGGTGGTCGAGGTACAGAGATTTCTACATTGCCCGGCGGTTCTAATCTTGGAGAAATTGATGACATTAACTACTTTCAAAGAAAACTATATCGTTCACTTAACGTGCCGATATCAAGACTTGAATCTGAACAAGGTTTCTCTCTCGGCAGATCAACTGAAATCACTAGAGATGAACTCAAGTTTACAAAATTCGTACAACGGATTCGTAAGAAGTTCACTCCCATATTCACAGACGTACTTAAAACAAACTTACTCCTTAAAGGTGTCATTGCCGCAGACGATTGGCCTCTAATACAAGAGCATATTTCCTATGACTTCTTGGAAGATGGACACTTTGCCGCACTTAAAGAGTCGGAGTTGTTGGAAGATCGTATCAATCAGTTAGGTTCTATCGAACCTTATATTGGTACATTCTTTAGTAAAGAATATGTGCTGAAGAAAGTACTACATATGAATGATGCAGAGATAATGGTGATGCGTGATCAGATTAAATCTGAGACAGAAAAAGACCCAATGGATGGTGGAATTATTCTACCGCCAGGTGGAGATGGTATCAATCGTATTCCGATTGGGCCAGGGGATGAACCTATTGATCCAGAAATGTCTGCTAGAGATAGAGTTAGGGTATCAGTCGGTGGTGCAGACCCAGACGATCCAGAACACGATGGTAAACCAGATGATTCTCAAAAATTTGATAAAGATAGTGATGAACCAGAGGTCGATGATCAAGAAATTGATTCAGAGCTCATATTGAAGAAAGGAAAGAAAAAATGAGTAGAGATTTTGTAGACTCAGTATTAGCTGGCAACAATTCTAAAGCACAAGATGATTTTAAGTCAGCAGTTTCTGACAAAGTTGGAGAAACTTTAGAGTTAAGGCGCAGAGATTATGCAAAAACTTTTGTAAGTTCTCTTCCACAAACAGAAGAAGATGATGATTGAGTTCGATAATTTATACGAATCTACAGTTGTAGAGAAGGACGAACATAAAAAATCTAGGCAATATAAGAAATTATCGCCTAAAATGAAGGATGCTGTTGATGGTATCTTTAAAATTATGGACTCTAAACCTTCAGATTTCCTAAATAGTTTCGAAAAAACAATAACGAATGTTTCAAAGAAATTTAAAGTTCCTGAGAGGGAATTGATTAATTATTTTGAAAAAGAAATGTTATCAATCTAGGAGTAGATAATGGCTATCGCAACACAGACATTAGTAGATTCAGACTTTGAACTTGTTACAAAGCACACAATCACAGGAACAAACGGAACCGCATTAAAGGTTATAGATGTTTCTGAACTCGCTGGTGCGGCTACTGATCCTAGAGTATCTATCGTTGCTTGTCAGTGGACTGTTAGTTCAGTAACAGAAATTGAATGGGACGCTACATCAAACGTAACTGCACTTACACTAAATGGTAATGGCGCTTATAATGCGAGTGGTCAGTCTTTACCTTCAATCGCAAATAACGCTGGTAGTGGTATTACTGGTGACATCTATATCGAAAATGATAGTGCATGTGTGGGTACTGTTATTCTAAAATGTAAAAAAGTATCAGGTTTTGACAACATTAGTTAGGAATAGTGAGAAGCATGCAAACACATACTCATAAAGAGATTGAGAAATCTGTTATTCGAAGCCAACATACCCAGAGGAATTGGGATTTGAGTAAACAGATACCAAAAGAAGATATCAATACGATGCTTCATGCTATAACTAATTGTCCTAGTAAACAAAATATTGCATTTTATAAAGTTCATTTTATACAAGATCGTGATGTTATAGAAGAGATACATGAACTTACTTACGGTTTTAGTACGTTTAAAGGAAGGTCAGGTGCAAAGTATTCTCCCGAAGAAAATGGAATTTTGGGAGAAAAAAGAAAAAGAAATACAGAAACAAATCCTCAAGTACTTGCTAATCTGTTAGTTATTTTTGAGGATTATAACTACTTTGATGATCTTAAAGATGATATTCATAGAAATGAAGCAACTAGAAATTATCTTATGAATGGTAAACTAGATAAGTGGGATGAAGAAGAATTAACCAGAGATAAGAATATTGCAATAGGAATTGCAGCTGGTTATTTAAATCTTACTGCGTCTTTGTTAGGGTACAGAACAGGATGTTGTCAGTGTATGGATATTGATGCAATACAAGAAGCTGCTGTTTTAAAAGAAAAACCAGTATTGTTGATGGGTGTAGGGTTTCCTCAAGACGGAGTAAATAGACGAAAGCATCATATAAGAGATTTTAATTTTATCGCTAAGAAAAAACAACCAATTAAATACGAAGTATGGGATTAATGACATGGAAACAGTAAGATTATTTTCAGAAGCAGTAGAAGAAGTAGAATATATTACCGAAGCAAAAGAAGACGGTAAGAAAAGCTACAAAATCAAAGGTATTTTTTTGCAGGCTGATATCAAAAATCGTAACGGACGTATATATCCAATGGAAGTACTTGAAAAAGAAGTCGATAAGTATAATGAAAACTTTATCGAACAGAAGAGGGCATATGGAGAACTCGGACATCCAGACGGCCCAACAGTGAATTTAGAGAGAGTTTCACACCTAACTGAGAGCTTAAAGCGAGATGGAAAGAATTTCATAGGAGAGGCAAAGATTATGTCTACACCTATGGGAGAAATTGTGAAATCCCTTATGGAAGAGGGATGTAAATTAGGTGTATCGAGTCGAGGAATGGGAAGTTTACAGCAAAAAGGTGGTGCAAATGTGGTAAAGGACGATTTTTACCTTGCAACTGCCGCTGATATTGTTGCTGATCCTTCCGCCCCAAATGCCTTCGTTGAGGGTGTTATGGAAGGGAAAGAGTGGGTTTGGAATAATGGAGCCCTAGTAGAATCCCATTTAGTAGAACTAAAGAAACAATTTGACGTAAAAC